ATAAGGCGACGCTTGTCGCTGGCTTCAATGTTTGTTAGTACAGGTTTTGTTGATGTGTTTGACATAGGTTTTGATAGTACCATCGTTATTTCTTAGCGTCAACCCTGTTTTGTAATTCTTGCCATAAATCATTAATGGCTTCAATAGCGTCACTGACTTCAGAGGCAGGACCATCGTGGTAACGCCAACGATCAAAAGATGCACCCAACATCATGACGCTGGTGTCAAACCATTGCAACAATGATGCTCGGTCTAAGTTCTGTAAACGCTTAGGTACTTCTCTCTTAGCAGGTTCTTCCTTTTTAAAAAAGCCCATCACCATAATCCAATCTCTTGTGCAGGTACGTCCATCTCACGACCACCTATTGCTTGTAAAATACCATCTACTTCATTAGTTATTTTGGCACGTTTACATAAACCAAATTGAAGTGTGTGCGTACGTGTTCGTAGTTGTACACCCTTGCCATGCCTCCATGGGATCCCTGTTTCTTTCATAATCCCCATACACACTAAAGGTGTATTGCGATTAGCAAAGTCTCTAATAATCCAATAAAAAGGTCCAATACCATGGACTGTATTCATTTTGTGCTCTTATCCTTTAAAGAAGATATCTTCACCACCTGTGACGGGGCTGTAGTTAAAGTTGTTTAGTACAGCATTAATATAACGCCCTTTTGATTGAGTATTTGCAAATGCTTGAAATACGTTTTCAGGGACATTCATGTATTTGTACCTAGCGCCTGCACTTCCTTCTTTCTTAGGCCAGAACTCTACAAACAAAGTTCCTATAAATCCAACAGCCCCAGGAATACCATCCATGGCTACAAACCTAAAAGACTTAACACGACTACTTTGACTAGGACCATGTGAGTAAGTGGTGTTAGGGTCCCACTTAATGAACTCTTGTTCAGTGCTCTTAAATCTCTCGTCATTTGCTTTTTGACGTGAACGTTCTTCGTCAATGGCGTATTGACCAGTGTAATAGTTTAAACCTTCAGCAAAACGTGCTCTTGCTGATTTGCTTAATCCTGATTTAGGTCGTGGTGCCATACGGCTCTATATTACGCTTGTGGCGGAAGCGTTGCCTCGTAGTCAAGGACTGCCTGTGGCATTGCCTTGCCTTCGGTGAAACGGATGTGCCAACTCTCAGCCCCTGGCATGTCCACTACTTCGTGGCTGAAACCAAACTTCTGTTCGTTAGCCAAGAGCCAGTCCATGATCTTCTTATTGCCCGTGTTAGCAATGTCAATGGCAATACCGAGCATGTGGCGTGAGCAGGTCTTAGCGTCATCGTTAGGAGCCGCTAGAGGAGCGTTGCCCTTTTTCAGGTACCACTTCACACCATTCCAAGTGCGGGTTGAGGCGCCTGGAATTAATTCCTTCTGGTATCTGGTCAAAAATCCTTTGGTCTGGGTCTCAATACTGCGGAATGTGTCCCCTGCGGAAGTCGGAGCCAACTTGACTCCATCTTTTGCGGCGGCGGCTTTCATGGCTTCAAAAGCACGAGCGGCGCAATGGTGCATCTGACCACCCACTGACAACTTGCGAAGCATTGCAGGCTTGATGTCTGAAGGCTTCTTGCCTTCAAGGTGTTCACAGAATTTGATAGGTACTACGGGCCAAGGCATCTTTGTCATGGCACCATTTTACCCTATCTACGACTGGTGCTCCTGAGCCTTAATGGCTTGGAAAGGACCCCAGTGGTGGTTTAAAAAGACCATAAATGCAGACATGGCATTAACGTACCCGTAGAGGGTGGTAGGGGGATACTGAATATTGTCTGAGAAGGCTTCAATAATCTCATCGGTGGTCTCAGTTAAAGATTCAATAATGTGCTTTTTTAGGGCATCCGCAAAGTCTGAGTTGTCCTCATCGGACATGATGTCTATAAGAGCAGGGGCATCTTGGAGGGTTACGTAGGAATCTTTGTACTGGATAACAGGACCCAATGAGGTCTTAATGATCTTGTATGACATTTGTCACCACTTTCCTAAAGGGCAAGTTTGCGCTTTAATTAACGTTTTTACCTTCATAAAACAACCACATTCCTTACAGGTAAATGTGGGTTTAAACAGTCTAGGGCATTCTTCACAGATCTTAAGGCGCTCTTCTCGGTTTTTTATCTCCATGGGTTCATTCTACACAGGTATACTACGGACATGGCTTACCTAGGGCATGAGCATATCTATTCTTTTGAGAATTTCATAACAGAAGAGGACAGGTTAGAGTTACTTAGGTTTCATGATACTGAGTACCAATGGGAATCTTATTGTTCATGGGTGGCTCCCGAGTACCAATTTAATAAAGGTGAAGTACGCCTTGTAGGTGCTTACGCAGAAGAGATAAGAAAGAGAAAGGCTGTGTGGCCTGAGAAGTCAACACATCCATTAATGGAAAAGTACGGTAAAAAGATAGTGGAATTGGCGTCTGACATTTACGGACGCACGCTGGTTCATAGATTAGAACCATATTTAAAATGCTTTAAACCAGGAATGGATCACGAACCCCATGCTGATTCTGAGGCTATGGATGCGGGGGTGGTTGAGTTTATGCCACGTTACTCACCATCAGAATTTAATACTCCTATTCTTATTGAAGTAGCCGCAAACTTATATTTAACAGATGATTTTGAAGGTGGAGAATTAACGTTTGTTACCCGTGGTTTAACTATTAAACCTAAAAAAGGACAATTAGTACTGTTTCCTGGGGGTCATGAGTACACCCATGGTGTAAATATGATCACTAAAGGTGAACGTACGGTGTTGTTTAGCCCTTTAACTAGTCCACAGAGGTTGTTGTTGCATATGCATGCATACAACTTGGCACATGAGCACAAGTAATTATTTCAGTGGTGATACCCCATTAATTGATGAGAATGTCATTCTTGACATTAAAAAAATGGCAGTAGAAGACCTAGGTGGCGGTGTTGTCCGTTTTCCATCAGCGGTTTCTATAGATAGACCATTAGTAACAGAATGGATTGATAGGAACTCTCAAAAGGCTCATGAGCAACGCTGGACTTACAAAGTAGATGACTATGGAAATAGATACGCTCTAAACGAAGATGGTAACAAGTTTTCTATAGAACAGATTGAAGAAGTTCCTGTACGTGTATTGGAACCTGTTAAACCAGACACCGAACCGCATATGGTTGACATTTTTAAATATTGGGAAGACTCCATTTATAAATGCCTTATCAAATACATAGATATGTTTCCCATGGTTTTAGGGACCATCTGGTGGAGAAACCGTGGGCATGTAATTAGGTATGACGTTGGTGACTACTTAGGTATACATAATGACAATGACTCTAACTACCGTTCAACTAATGGTAAACGATACATACCCAAGGGTCAACTACAAATGCGTCAAGTCGTTGCGGTACTAATTTACATCAATGACTGTGTAGATACAGACGAGTATGACGGTACTAATTATGTTGGTGGAGAACTGTTTTTTCCTTATTTAGGTATTACTACTAAACCAAAACAAGGCGATGTATATATATTCCCTACTAATTACATTGCCACACATGGAGTTAATACAGTACTCAAAGGTAATAGATACTGTTATTTGGAGTTCTTTTCCCAAGGTATTAGTCACGAAGAAGTGATGGTTAGCGTAGTAGAACCTGACGAATGTGATACATGGTGCAGGGCACATTGGATAGACAACTTATTTGATGATTATCAAAAGTATTGCCTATTAACAGAATACGGTGAGACAAATCTTCAACTTAAACCTAATCCTATATTTCAAAACAGGAGTCTAGAAGGGGAAGAAGGACACCGACAGTTATACAAACACGATAAGGTTTTTGAAGATAATCAAAATCGTGGAAAAATAAGAACCTTATAGTTACTCATACAACGGAAGTTGTCCAACAAGAACTATATCTTGACTAGAGTTTGAACCACGCACATCATCTACTGTGCGGTGATTAAAACCACCAATAGGACCATGCCCATACCACATCAAGTATGCATAGCGGACACCAGAGGTAATAGGGGCAACTTCATGACACCCTACGTATGATGATGGGTATATTAAAACTGATCCAGCATCTGGTCTGGTGGTAATGCCCCAAGGTCTATACGAGATTGCACCGCCTTCATAGTCGTCATTAAGCATTAGTCCACATGTAATAATGTTTTGCATTGGGAACGTATTTATTGGAGTAACCCCATCATCTGCGTAAGCAATACTACAGTCTGAGTGTGGTCCAATGGATTGACCATTTTCGTATTTAATTACGTATCCATCAGTTGACCATCTAATACATTCCGCAACTACAGGAAAAGTGTGCACATATTCACGCACACAACGATGGATAATACTTCTCATGTTCTTAACAAAGAGTTGATCTTCTTCAGAAGTTAATTTAGAAAGGTCAGTAAACCGTTGTGGTGATTCCACTATCTTTGTTTTATCAAAAATATACTTACCCTCCGTACGCACATGCTCTTCGTCAATAGTTTCCCCATGGGTTACACCTGTTTGTTGAAGGCGGTCATAAAAACCTGACATGAACTGCGGGTCAATTGAAATGGCATTGTCATATTTGACAATTGCGTTTCCTAAGTGTGTTGCTATCACGAGTTAATACTTTCTACTAGAGACCACCCATGGAAGTCTTTGTCCGCATTTACTTCTACCATGTAGTTATAGAAGTCGTCCCTTAATGTTGGCATATACACATTGGTTGCTGTTTTAGCGAGTTCTGGTGATTCAACTGGATCAACAATATGTTCATTTACAGCAGGATTAGGGGATCCATGGGCGTACCAACCTAAGTACGTGTATCTACTACCATCCAGTATTGGGGTGACTTCATGAGCCGTCATAAAGTTAGACGGAAACAATAGAATGTCACCCTTATTTGGGACATACTCAATATCTAAATAATTAAAATAATGATGACCACCACTAAAGTTGTCATTTAAATAAACAAGACTAGTTAAGGTGTTTCTAGTAGCCAATTGGTCTGCTGGGTGTGGGTACCCGTAAAGATAGTCAGCGCTGGTATCTGAGTGACTACCTAAGAACTTACCGCCATTAGTGGTGGAGTAAGAAACAAGATGTCCTTTTACTTTCCACCATATGTTCTTGTATGCAATTGGAAACTCCATGAAGTATTTCAACAGGTACCGATCTTTAGCGGTTTCTATAAAGTCAAGGAACTTACGAACCTCGGGATCCTCTGTTCTGTGGATAGCCGAACCTCTACGGGGCATCATGTTTATACCGTCAGCATCAAATAGATAACCGCTCTTATTAAGAAACGCAGGTTCTCCAGTTTCTGGATGTACTGTAGGTGTGTACATCTCGTCCCGCTCTTTACTTACTTGTTCTTCAGAAAACTTAACTATCCAGTCTGAATCAAAAGAAAGAGCATTCTCAAATAAAAGAATACCTCCACCTAAATGGCGTGAGGAGACATCGTTGTTACGCATGCTTACTCTTCTCTCTTAACACTTCTTCTTGTGTGCCATTACTAGTGTTGATCCTATCAAGAGGGAGTGTTAAGTGTGGGTGATTAGTTAAACCATCTCCATACTTACCGATCAGATAGGTCCTATAGTCTTCAAACAACTCAGGTATCCATACTTGACTGGACATCAAAAGATCCATACGTTCTGCTGGACTTATACCTCGTTGTGCGTCTGGTGAACCTTGTGAAAAGTAAGAGATATATGCATATCGTGCACCATCTGTAATATCTTTAACTTCATGAGTAGCCATATAATTAGACGGAAAGAAAATGACATCACCAGATTTGGGCTTGTATGTGATATTTAGATACTTAAAATCTAACTCCCCACCAACATACGTATAGGGAGTAATGTCGTCAGTGGTATCTACTGAATCGTTAAAATACAAAACACAACCGACAACATGACGTGTGGCTACTTGAAAGTCAGGTATAGCACCTGGTTGATAATTAACATCATTATCTGAGTGGTATCCCATTGCACTATTTGGGCTATAGGCAACTACATGCCCCTGCTCTTTCCACCATATTGACGGTAATAACATTGGATATTGTTCTATGTATCTAAGTAGGCATTGATAGATAGCAGATTCACAGCCTTCAAAGAACTTATACGTTTGGCTTGTTTTATCTGACGTGGCAAACCCCATGATTCTGTTTACTTGATTAATCCGTTCAAGGTCGTACCTATGACCAGATCTGTTAACGGCATATAATGGGGCACCGTCAGCATCATGAATAATGGTGAAGTCTTCACTAACTACCTTTTTATGTAGATCTGCAAGGTACGGTATTAAAAAGTCATGGTCTACATCTATGACGTTTCTAAATACAATTACCCCACTACCCAGGTGCTCGGGTTCATAGGACATCGGCTATCGCTTCCCTAATCGTCCAACCAGCGCCAAATACTAAAGGCTTAGTAGCAAGTGGTGAATCCTGCCAGTTAAACCGTGCGATGCGTACGCCTTCCCTACTAATCAAGAACTTCTCGTAGTTATGTGGGATTCTCATCATCGCCTGCATTGCCAAGTTCTGACCCTTTTTAGCGGATTCGGACAGATCAGCCGTGTTGTCATTAAAGTTTCTACGCTCTGGACCTTTAATGAACGTGTAAATGGGGTGTTCGTTTGGTCCGTTTACATCTATCTTTTCACTAATTGGGAATGTTACAAATGGGTAGTTTTCTTTAATAAATTCAAGTATTTGATCATTTTCAAGTGGTTCCATCCCACCAAGTTGGTCACATGGAAAAGCGACAACTCTAAAACCTTTGTCAAAAAACTCGTCATGTACTTGCTGTAGTTCCCATAACCACTTTGCAGTCCTTGCGTATGACCACACTTTACTGCATGTCGGGGAATACCCAGCCTTAGAAGCAATATTTACAAATAAGCAAATGTTTCCTTTTACCTGTGTCATCAAGTCAGGAGTACCGTCTAATGATGAGATATTGATGTCAAATATGGATTCACTCATAGTACGGTTGCTGTCAGGGTTACAGTTGTAAAGTCACCAATTTTTGCAATACCACTATAAGTGTCTTTGTTTATGTCTTTCATAAACGTAAGCAAAACAGAAGTGGTCATTGGTACGGCAATATCAAAGATTGCGTGAAACCCTGTATCAGAAAACTTGTAGTTAGTTATTTCTACAGTGTTGTCACGAAATGACACACGAGCAGGGTTACCTTCTTCTATAGATAATCTGTAATCCTCACTCCCAAATGGAGTGCTTGCTTTAATAAGTAGGTCCATAATTCTTATGTGTCCTATCGTTCCAATCAAACATGGTTACAGCGGAATACTTAACTCCAGATGTAATTGGTTTTGATGCGTGAGCGTAAATGTACGTTGATGGGAAAATAACGATATCTCCAGCCCTTGGCTTATACGTTAAGTCAAGAAATGGAAACCACAATTCTCCTCCTTCATAGTCATCATTTAAGTACATGACTGAAGAAACTGTGCAGTTATAGGAAAAACCACTGTCAGAGTGAACAGCAAAATGCTGACCTGGTTTGTACCTAACGTAGTTAATTGCTTCCATGTAGTCCATTGTGATGTTATACATAGATTGGTAATGAGCCATGCACTGTTTAAGACCAGCGACAGTGTCGTTATAAACACTACGAAGACCTTCAAATTGAGATGGAATGTGCTCAAGGTGTGCAGGGCTTATTTTGCAGTCAACACAATCTCGGTATTCTGGCATCTTCTGTTGATCACCAACGAGTGCTTCCATCCACATGTATGGAGCAGTAGTGCTTTCCCCAATGGTTTCCTCTAGTCTTCCAACAAGGTTTAAATCTGGGTGAAGCATCCCGTGATATGCAAATACACCTGCCCGTGGGTCACCTAATGCTTGTGGTCGTAAATAACTACTCATAGTAAAAACCTCCAGTTTCTAAGGCTAACGGTTTGTTATTCATACTCCATACATTAACAATTAAAACACGACGTATACCGTGGTCTACAGCAGTTGTGTTATGCAGGGTGTGCCCAGCATCAAAGATAACCAACCTGTTTGGTTTATGGGCGATACGTTCCCTTCTATCTATCGGGGACGATAATGAATCTAAGTTTCCTCGCTCTAATGCAAAGAATGTCCCATCTTCAAGGCTGTACTCGTGAAGTTCAAGAAATCCACCAGACACCGTTTCAAAATCTGGGTAATACACACACCCTATGAGAGGCCCACTAAAAACTTGAAACTCTTTATATAAGTGAGAGTCTTCATCAATGTGTAAAGACAGATACTGACCAGGTTTAAAGGTTTTTGTCCAATACTCAAAACCACATACGTCTTCTTGTGGGATAGGTAAGTTGTGTTCCCAAATATGCTGAATAACTTGCTTTTTGAGGGTATTTGCAGGTGAGCGCCACCAACCATCCCAGAACATGTACGGAGAGTAATGCTTGGATTCTGGGTCATGGTATTCGTGGACACCATAGTTGACCTGTGCTTTATCCCCCATGGATTCAGGGAAAAATGAAGTATCCGAACGTATTGCTTCCAGCAACGCTTGGTCTGTTATGAAGTTGTCTAATACTTTCATTTCTTTGTTACAACTGTGAATCCGTAATGGAGGGGTACATGAAAAGTATATACAGAATCATCAAACTTAAGTTGTTCGTGTAGATCGTACATAGGATGGGCTGACGTTTCATTCTCATACAGGAATGACCAATCAGATGTACCGTTTATTAATAAAACCCCAGATGTGGACAATAGTGATGTAAACTGCTTGACGTCAGCAAATGAGGTATCTAGTTGGTTTGCCCATATCTCAATTAGATCAAACTTAGAAGAATACCCATTGACAATGTCTTGCATTGAAATAGTCTCATATTTAATGTCTGAAAACCGTTTATTTATTGTTTTTACGCACTTTTCAAAATAGTCAAGTGCTGTGTTATTAACTAAAGTTACGTGCATATCGGGGGTTTCACAGCATTGCACTATCCGTGTACTTGAATAATCTGCCCCACAAATCAGTATCTTTCTAGGGGAACATAGTTGGTAGATCAAATCTTGAAATACTTGAGAAATTGTGTATGTTCTTAGACTTCTTTCGTTTGTGTCCGCAAACATCTCCCAAGGGAATATAGAAAGGTCTACCCCTCCAGTGGCTATGTTTCTTCTATCAAAATCAATAGACGAGGTGTACTCAGCCAATCTAGAAGATGTGTATTTGTAGTACTTACCTGGAAATGAGTCCACATGACTTTGGGTATTAGAAAAGACATCAGCAAGGTGCGCTCTGTTATATTTATTGTCCATTCTTAGTTACCTGAATGTTGTAATAGGCTCTACGAACTCCCCTTAATAGGGCAATATTCTTTCTTTTAATGTACACCTGACTAGCCAGATCAGAAGGGGAACCATGTTTGTACTTATACACACCCCTTGCTTTTGCCACTATTTCATCTATAGTTAGTCCAGGAAACTGCTCTCTGGAGTAACCAAGGACATATAAATAGGCAGTCAGTTCATTTAAGTAGTGCAAATAATTTAAATAGTTATTGTATTGGTGTGATGTAGTAACGTCCTGAACGTCTTCTTTAGAATCCCATACTAGGCAGGTGCCCAAAGGTAAGTTGTTTTCTGGTGGACCATAAAGATGACAGTACGCAGTCTCTTTATTTGCAATAACCCATTGCTCATTTGTTTTGTCCCAATAAACGTCTGATTGATCTAATGCGGGGTAGTCAACAGGGTCTATACCAATTGGTGCGTCACTCATCTTCTATTAGTTTCTTATAAGCAGTTACTTCGTGTAATAAACAAAAGTAGGAGTCATACAGCGCTGAAGAAGGGTCTACTGGTATTTCGGTAAGAGCGTACGCATCAATACCTAAGATTGCTTGAAGAGTATCTATTGACCTCTTTAAATAAACCTTTGCCTGCTCTTTAGCAAAATTACTCATGGTTTCCTCTATATACGCTCATGTCGGGTATTTCTGTGACATTTGGGGTTATTGGCTTTAAATTAAAACTAACGGCAACTCTAGGGATATCTGATTGGTGCATAGTCGTAAAGTGCGGAACGTAGGAATTAAAAAACACTATTTTACCAATTTCTGGTTTTATTCTGGTCATTGATTCAATTCGGTTATATCCAAAAGAATGCAGTATTAGTTCTGCTGAACTGTCGTCAGAAGACGTGTAAATGACTCCACTCCAATACTCTTGAGGTTGCATATGTGTATTTGAGTGGTGTGAGTGATACCCCACTGACTCACCTTTATTTGTAGCAACTGCCCATATATCGGTGAGTGTTAGGGGTAGGGGGAGTACTTCATTTGCTAATACTTCAATAGCGTTCTGCAATTTTTGACACTCATCAGAATCTGGGTATACACGGAATCCGTATCCACTTGAGAATACTAGTTCTTGTTGTAAAACTTCAGATGTAACAGTTTCATAATCAATATCGTCAATACGGCAAACATAAGCGTGTGTTGCCATCAACGTTATGAATTCATGCATGTGGTTCATCTAATTTAGGCAACCCAGTAAAAGCGGGACCAATACGATTACCATCGGCGTCTAGACCAGTACGGATACCTTTTGTCCATGTCCACGGGTTTTCCATCTGGTTTTTCATCTTCATGTCACCATACTTCTGGCGAGAAGCGACCAACTCAGGATCACTCCAAAGTGAGTCAGTTTCAATGGTGACGTCCTCTAACACGGTGTGGTCAAAGATGTTAAAGAACATAAAAGGCATACCAGCCTCAAACACAACTGGCTCATTAATCTTGTTGATTTTCCAGTTCATTTCAAACGGATCAGGCCACCAACTACTAGGGATGATTGCTGACAAAGGCTCTGCACCATTTACAAAGAAGTTAGGAGACCCACCAATCCATGTGGAGTATGGCTCTTCAGTTCTAAACGAATAACCAGTTCTAAACGACACCATGCCTATGATGTTTCCACTAGCGACTACTTGATCGCCTATCGTCCCTCCACTCAGTATCTTTGGCGGAGTGTTTGATCCGTCCCATTCAACTACCACTTCCTGCTGTAGTTGTAGTTCCCATCCGTACACGTTGGCGTAGGTCATTGGTAAGCACTGATAAGCGTGCTTATTGTAAGTAGCGTCCATCCAGTCACGCTTAACTCTAGATTGTGCAACTGTTGGTGGGTTTTGTGCTGATTTAAGTAGTGTTAATTTACTCATAGAAGTTCGGTAATACTATAGAAGGAAGGAGTCGTAAAGCGTTCTCCTGCCGTCACCATCTTTACTCCGTGTAAATAATTAATGTCCCCTGGATGTATTACGGCTAAACCTGGTTTTGGTTTTATCGTGATGTTGTGATCTGGGTAGTACAGTTCTCCACCTTCAAAGTCGTCGTTGTAGTAGAACAATGAGTTGAGGTCGTAGTCTGTAAAAGGGTTTGGTGAGCCATCATTTAATTGCTTATCTGCATGTGGGCGTTGCTCAAGACCTGGAAACCATCTGATAATAACTGGGTTACGAGAACTCATAGTGCATTTAAAATGGTCTTCAGCGCACTTTTTCATCTTGTCAATGTAATATTCAATCAAACTATGTACTTCGGCGTTTTGCTTTTTTATCAAATGTGACGGGCACTGACGGTCATTCCAATACTTTGCGTCATATGTACAGACACCATTTTCATCGTATTGGTTTTCGGCAATAGGGTTTTCCCATTCAACTATTGACTTACAAAAGGTATATATCTTTTTAACGTCCTCTAGATCTATGAAGTTTTCATAGATAAGTATATTTTCTGGACTTTGTCCAAAATACCCAGGTTGTACTTTCCAAGGTGAGGTTTCCATACCCCACACTATACCTACTTAAATGCAGGAGGGAAGAACGGTGGAAAATACGGTGGAAAAAACGGTGGAAAGAAAGGTGGAAAAAATGGTGGAAAGAAAGGTGGAAAAAATGGTGGAAAGTACGGTGGAAAGTACGGAGGTGCAACTGGGGTCACCGAGTTAGATGAGGCAGATGTACTTGAACCATAAGCGTTAGAAGCGGTTACCGTAAATGTGTATGCAGTTCCATTTGTTAAACTTGTAACCGTAATTGGTGAGGTACCTGTTCCTGTTCTAGCCCCAGGACTAGACGTAGCGGTATAAGTAACTCCACCCGAACCTACAGAACCAGCAGTGTATGTAACAGTTGCTTGAGCGTTACCTGCTGTAGCCGTACCAATAGTTGGTGCTGATGGCTTAATTCCAGGAGTA